GTTGAACTCCGTTGGGCCGGAGAAAGTCATCCCTGTGGTTCCGCCCGCATCGCGGATTTGGATATTCGGAATCGTGATCGCTGCCCCTGCTGGCGGCGCGCTGCGGAAGGTGATCGTGTTCGCCACCGTGTCGTGCGTAAAGTGATCTTGGTAGGCCGTGACGAGATTAGTGAAAGAATCTACCTCGGAGTAGGTGCGGAGGTAGCCCGTGCCGTCGCGGAAGGTATCGCCGCGAGCGACCCAGCACACGCTGATGTTATCGTATTTGGAGCCGCCCGCGCCCGTGGGAAGCGCAAAGGTGGTAGTGCTGCCGTCTCCAGTGCCGATCTGGATCGGTGCGCCGAAAGTGCGAAGCTCGCCGTCGATGCTCACAGGGATCGAGCCTGTGACATTCACGAAAATCGGAGTAGTGGTGGAGGGGTTATTGACTACAACCTTACCGCCCGTGCCTGTGAAGCTAATACCCGCGATATTAACGGTGTTAGTGTCGATCGTGAGTGTGGCGAGCGAGTCCACGCTTATCGTATCGCCGTTCGCGATTGCAAGCGTGCTGTAATTAGTATCCGTTGTAACTGAGATATTAGCCATAAATTAAAGCGAGTAAAAGCGGGTCATGGTGGCGATGTCGCCAGACCCATTGTATGAAATTGTTTTGGTTAGTGATACGCCAGCATTTTGCTCATCGGTGGTTGTGACCGTTACGAGATTCCCGCTTCCGTCATAGCTGTATGACCGCGTGAAAAGCAGCGTAGTGCCCACCGCATCGTCGTGGACTTGGATACTCGTGAGGTCGCCGGAGCCGGAATAGTTCAGCGTGTGGTAGTAATTCTCGAAGGCCGTCGAGAACATGGCATCGAGATCCACCGCAGTGCCAACCGGCCCGCCGCCGCCATCGCTGCCAGAGGCGAAGGTGACGATGGTGTTGTTGCCAGGATGGCGTCCGTAGATTTTGGCGTCCGCGTAATTCAGGCAAATCTCGCCTGGCTGGAGGTCCGAGATGGTCGGAACCTTGGATGCAATAATGCTTTTCTTCGGGATAATTTTTGGAGATGCCATTTATGGAAATGGGTTGCCCCTGCGGGATTGGAACCCGCAAGGGACTTTGGGTTAGGGATTTTTAGTAAACTCCACCGTCGATGACGAAGTTTTCGAGCGTGGTTGTGCCAGACGCACTGCCTTTTACGGTGACTGCGTTAATCGTGACTTCCGTAGCGTCGTCCGTAGAGTTCCCAGTAGGAGGCCAAACACTCGGGTCGAAGCTGCCGCCGATGTTGACTTTTGAACCATTCAGAGTAAGATGGGTGAGATTTGGTCCGATCGCGCTAACTACCCCAAAGCCCCCACTTGCCGACAAGAACATCTCTTCATCTGTGGCATCTCCAACAATGATGCCGCGACCTCCGGGGGTTGCTTTGATAAATGTAGCTCCCGTAGTGCCGTTAAGTTTAATATCCCCATTGATTTGTGTTGTTCCTGAAGTCGTGCCAGCAAGATCAATGTTCTGCGTCTTGGTTTCGAGGTCAGTGATGTCTGTCTCCGCTGTTAAAACGCGGCCAGAGAAAACAGGGTCAATCGAAACGGTGTAACCAACATTTTCGTCACCAGTTACGGCGATTTCGTTAGCAGTCGGAAGCACTTCGGCATCCACATTGTCGATCTTTTGCCAATCAGTTGTGGTTTTTACAAGGGCGTCTCCAGCTTTTAGCTGGAGCGTAACCATGGTTGCACCAGATGGGCCAGCACCGCCGCCATACTTAAATTCTCCTGTGCCTGTAATTCTGTAATAATCGCCCGTCGTAACATTTGACAAGTCAGTTTCAATCCATGCTCCCGAGGACAAATTCATCTCTCCGACATAGTTGAACACCGATCCGAGAGCGGAAACGGCAGTATCGAGGTCAGTTTTGCGAACGGCATCATTGGCGCTGACTGGAGCGGACAGATTGGTAACGCGTCCAGCGTTCATGTCGATTAGGCCACTTCCAGACATCGTGATGTCGCCAGTGACATCAAGTTGCGTGAATTTACCCGTCGAAGGGGTAGTCGCGCCGATAGCTGAACTATCTATATCAGAGGTAGTTATAATTGCACCATTTATGCTGGGGGAGAAAAGATGCGCAAATTGAAGTGTGCTACTGACGGCGTTGATTGTGCCAGAAAGGTCGGTTGCGGTCAGCGTGGTGAACGCACCCGTCGAAGGAGTGGTCGCGCCGATGGTGGTGCCGTCAATCGCCCCGCCAGTAATTGCGACAGCATCAGCGTTTTGCGTGGACATCGTGCCGAGCGAGCCTGTGCCTGCGGAAACTGCGCTATCCACATAGGTCTTGGTCGCAAAAGTGCCTTCGCCGCCGATTGCAATAGGCGCGTTAGACGAGTTACCCACATAGAAATTGTTATTTGTTAAATCAATCGCCAATTCACCCGGTTGGAGAGTTGATGGGGCCGTTGAGCCTCTTTTAATTTTGAT